GCTTTATAAACACTACAGGAGGAACTTCAACTTACCTAAAGATTTAAATAGGATTACCACGTCCCACTATGATGACCTAATGTCACAGTGTCCCATCAATGGGGTGTCTCAGAACTGTTCTGTGTACAGACACTTGTTGTCTGATCTCAAAAACCTATTGATCCGTTCAGGAAAATGTCCGAACCCTGGTCCCGGATTCTATTGTGAAAATGATGGAAATTCGGGATGGTATTGTGAGTCTTATTTCACAATTTCATCATATATAATATGTGATTTGCTTTATCTAACGATGTATTCCCATCCTGATCCTCTGTTAAAGTACATTGCAATTCATATGTGGTATGCCATAATCTTTACCCCTTCAGACCTTTATTCAATGAACCTTGTCTACCGTGTAGTGACGCACTACATCGTTGAGTTATGTGTAAAAACTACCTACCGTGCGTTGGCTAAAATGCGTGTTGCGATCTTTGACAGGGTTGTGATATGCATCGTGGTCAACTCAATCCTGTTGTCTTGTTACAGGTCGGCTTATAGCGGTGAGTGGTTTTCAAACGGTGTAGATAGATGCACTCGAATTTTGCTACTGATGTCAGGGATCGAACCTAACCCAGGACCTTTTACCAAACCTGCGTGTAAGAACTCCGGCAAATCGTTAACAAAAGACGAAGTTGACTTCTTCTTCATTCCCCAAAATCAATTCCCGATTGGTGTTTGTAAGGAATGTGGTGGAGGTGTTGCCCATACAGGTGACGGGAAGTACTTTCACGAATACTGTGAAGATACTGATGTCCCAAACCGCACTGTGTTAGCACCATCGAACCGGCAGCCTTCGGCCGGTAATAAAAATAAACAGCCTCTTTCAAGAGAGGATAAACGGCAAATGAGTGGAAAGACTAAATACTTTCAGAATAAAGTGGTTTCTTCTAATTCTTTATCATATGCCCCTTCTTGTTCTAGGGTACCTACATACCCAGCTCCCTCAGCGCCTTGTGTTGAACCAACGCCAGAGAACAAACAGCCTCCTGTTAGTTCTGAAGTTCTAGAACAAATAGAACTTGTGACACACAAACCTTCTGAACCACCCGTCGCGCCGGTGGTCCCACCTCCTTCACCTCCATTGGTGAACTCTAGTCCTCCAAATCCACCACATTCAGGTGGAACTATAGGCCCGATACCAGGAGGCCCACCAGTCCCACCACGGACCGGTGGGTCTTCTGAAGAAAAGAAACCTAAGATACCAGACCCGGATCTAGATGGATTTCACCTTACCGATGAGCAAGCGTTCAAGCTTCTCATAAAAAGAAGTAAGTTGGAATGGGCGTCTAGTTCACCATATCTTATGTCTATTCTTCACGGGATTATGGGAATAATCAATTCACGAACTGTGATTGGTTACGTGGCAAACAATAGAGTGGTGAGTAACAGAGGTGTTGAGGAAACAAAGCAGAACCATGTTGTAGC